GGAGATCAGTTCTGGAATAAGCCTTGTGTTGAATGGATTAAAAGCTTGACTTAGCCTCTTGTAATTGTACTTTGTTTTGTGTGTTGGTGATGTCAGATTCCAAGACAACCACTTGTGATGTCATTGTTGGTCCTTGTTGACCTTGATCAAGCTGATTCAAGTCAGTTGTCTGAGCTTGTGTGTTGGCTGTGAATGAACTTGCACCAGCTCCACTCAATGCACCGCCACCTCCAGATGATAATTGTGGAGGAGTTGGAGCTGAGCCAGCTTGATACTTTTGATTCATAATAGCCATTGCTTGAGTGATTCCAATCAATGAGGCTGATGCAATTGCAGCAATACCAGCTGGAGATGGTGGTGGACCAAATTGTGCAATACCTTTGACAATTGCTGATGCTGTATCAATTCCAACTTGTGCCAATCTCAGAGCCTTGTCTCTTGCAAATTGTGCTTTCTTAATTTTCTCCTCTTCATTGAATGCTTTCAGCTCAATCTGATATTTTTGCTGTGCAAAGTTCTGTTCAATCTGAGCCTTTTGATCTGCTGTCAATCCCTCTTGGCTCAACTGAGCTTGCAAGTTCTTATCAAGATTAGCAAGATCCTCTTCTCTATTCTTAGCTATGTTGTTGAGCCTTGCTTGATCTATCTCATTGACAAGAGCATTGATTTTTTTAAGTTCATCCAATCCTTTCTGAGCTCCCTCAATTGCAGCCGTTACTCCCTTAAGAGATTCCTCTCTGGCCTTAACTTCATTAGCTTTGCCTTGCTCATCATATTTTTTATCAATCTCAGCCTTCTTCTTTCTGAAATCCTCTCTAAGTTTCAACTGATAGTCAACGTATTGCTCCTCATCTATGTTGCCATTCTTTAAGTTCTCAGAGTTAATCTTCTCTTGCTCCTTGTACCACTCATCCAAATCAAGCAATTCATTCTCTTGGTCAGAATTCAAGTATCTCTGCCACTTATTCCTTAACTCTCTCTTCTTAGCCTCTGCCTCTGCAATCTTATCAAGCTCCTCCTGAGTGTACTTATTGACAATGGCAATCCTTTCTGCTGCCTCTTGTTTATCAATCTCTGCCAGTAATTCTTTATTTTTACCAGCTTGATCCCTCATCTTATCATACTTAATGGTTGACTGCAATAGCTCTTTCTCTTGACCTTCCTTCATTAAGTCCAGACTCAATTGGAATTGCTCATCCTCAGCTTTGATTCTGTCCTCATTTGCTTTACGTTCAATCTCTGCCAATCTCTCAGCCTCTTTCTTTGCATCTTCTCTTCTCTTCTCAGCTCTTGCTTTTGCTTTATCAGCCGCTGCCTTGGATGCATCATCTTCAGCTTTGTCTTGCTCAATTCTTAGAACATCAAGATCTTGCTTAAGCTTGACATTCTCTTTGTATTGTTCATTTTTATTTTTCTTAACATCTTTCAATGTTTTCTCAAGACTTTTAACTCTATCCTCATCAACATTCTTCAATGATTTCTGAATCTTAATCTCATCCTCATAAGCTGCAATTTTTTGCTTTTGAACTTCAAGGATTGCTCTTCCTGATTTCAATGCTGCCTGGAGTTTCTTTTCCTCAATCTCTTCAGTTTCCTTTCCAGCTGCTTGAGCCTTTCTGATTTCAAATGCTAATGATTCATCAACAGCCTTAGCTTTTTGTTTTTCAGCTGATATCTTTTTGTTCAATTCCTTTTCAGTTGCCTCAGTTCTTTCCTTAGCATTTTTCTTCATCTTAGCTGTCATCTCATCATCAACAACACCAAAGTATTCCAATGCTGAGACAATACCTTTGACAACTGCTATGATTGGAAATAACAAAGTCACAACAGTTTTGGCAACTGGACCAAGTTTATCGAACCATTTGATTGCTCCTCTCACTGCCTCAGTAACTTTATCCCAGTTAGCAATCAACAATCCAAGACCAACAACAAGAGCTCCAATTCCAGTTGCAATCAATGCCAATCTGAATAATTTCAACGCTGTTGTTGCTCCAGTTGTTGATGTAGCAAGAGCAACATTGGCTCCACTCTGAGCTTGTGTTGCTGCCACATTAGCCAATGCTGGTGCAATGGATCCAGTCAAGACAAAGTTCTTTGCTTTCTCAAGGCCGTTTCTTAGTTGCAATCCAAGGATGGATTCCTTATTCAGGTTGTTGGAAACAATACTCACAGCATTAACCAATCCATGAGCCGCTTGCAACTTGACCATTGTCTCAGTCAAAGCCTCTGATTCAACACCAGTCAATGCAACAGCTGATTGAATTCCTTCGAATGCAGCTGCTCCAGTCTCAACTCCTTGCAAAGTTGTATCTAAGCCAACAAAGTCAGATGACAAAGCTGTTGTCTGAGCTTTCAGATCACCAATCTCATCCTTAAGATTTGCAGCATTAGCAATTGCTTGTGCTCCAATAGGACTCTCAGCTCCAGCTTGAGCTGCTAAATTCTGATATTCTTTCATGGTCCTGGTCAACTCCCTCATGGTAAGTCCACCAGCCTCAACTCTTGCATTAAGCTCCTGGAGTTTCTTATCAAAGGTATCTATTCCAGTATTATCTGCTGCTGTTTTTTGTGTTGCCTTGAGATCTTGATTCAAGTCATTGACAGCCGCATCCATAGCTTGGATGTCTTGCACACTGTTGCCAGTGTTTACCTTAAGTGAGAATACAACTGACTTCTCTGCCATTATTGTATTGTTTCACTCCATTCAGGAGTATTCATTAAATCTAAACATTCAGAATGCGTTAATATCTGCAAAGGTACTATTGTGCCATCTGTTATAAAAGTAGGTGTTTGTTCCCATTTCAAAACAAATTTAGAATTGTCTAAGGACTTTCTAACTGTGTCCGCACTTGTTTGACCTACTTGCGTAAAATCTACTTTTAACAAGTCATTAATATCTATTATTGCGTATATATCTGTCATGGTCATAATTTAAGGTACATCAATAACTCTATCTCCCAACTCCATGTTAATTGAGCCTAAATCATAGCTGCCTATATTGTCATTAAGCAACCATTGAGAACCACTCCAAGAATCATCATCTCCCATTCTCCACCAATGCGTTGGGGGTGCTGCCAAAGTTGATAAATCAAACGGAACACCACTATTATAAATAGCAGTTGCGTTTGCTCGTTGGTCAGTTCCCCAAATAGCAACCTCATCAATGTTACCTAAATATGGAGCTTGATAACCGTTTGAATCTTCACCTACCCAAATAGTTCCACTTGAAACAGGAAAAGTGGTAGGCAATCCATTTGCTGTATTATAAACATCTACTCCATTAACAAACGGTCTTATTTTATTTGCTTGTGTTGCTTGTGCTAAATCAAAACAAATTAATAGATGATTCCAAACACCAGCTGTTATAACACCAGTATTACTTCGACAAAACGCCCCAGTTGTATTTACTGAGATATCTAATTGTCCTGTCGATCTTAACCAAACTAAAACTTGTGAATTGTTCAAAGTTGTGTTTCTTGGTATCATAAAAAACACCCTACTTGTAAGCAAATCAGTTGGTTTAACCCACATTGATAAAGTGAATTTATTTGTGCCGTCTAACTCGCTAAATGTAGTTGAGCCTTTTGCGTATTCATCAACGCCATCAAACAATAAAGAATATTGATTAGTGAATCCACCTCCTGATGTAGGTCTTGCTAAAATTCCATGTGTTGCTAAGAACATACTATTGCCGTATCCATTCATAATACTAAACAAACCGAGCCAGATGTCAATGTGACTCCACTGAACTTGGCTCCATTAATAGGTCTGATAATTGATCCAGCTTTCACCGCTGTGCCAGTTGCTGCAATGTATGTTGACTTAACATCAACACCAGCAACTCTAATTGCTGAGAATACTGTATCCTCCAAGACCACAATTGCATCATGAGCAACCGTTTTCTCATCTGTATTGTTGACTATGAAAGTTCCTTGTTGTGCTGTTAACACACTTTGTGAATTTGCCATTTTATTTTTATTTTTACGTAGTTATATCTCCAGCCAATGCCCATTCATTTGAGCCTATCTTTATCAATGTAGCCATTCCATATTGAGCAGCTATTTTTGTTTTTCCTCCACTTGATCTCAATGTTACTCCTCCAGATGTTGTGACAGTTGTTTGACCGGCACCATATTGAATCAACAATATTTGTGTTCCTATTGGAAAGTTAACCGATGACTCAGCTGGAATCCTTAAGTCATTGGCTGATCCAACATTGAGTCTAAGCAACTTGCCAGCATCACTCAATTGTAATGTTGTCAATGCTGCTGTATATGTGGAAATGTTCAAAGCATAAGTCTTGATAGCCTCTCTGATCTGAGCTCCAGTCATTTTTCTTGAGACATAAACACCAGGAGAGACATATGCCTCAATCTCCATGATGTCATCATCTGCAAATGTGGATGTACCTAATGCTGTTAAATCTTGAATCCTTATTCCCATTATGCTTGTATTTGTCTTATTTGACCATCATCTGTCACTCTGAATTCAGCATCTTGTGTGAATCTTGCCAATGGATCGCTGAATGGATCATATGGTGGAGTCACTATTGTTGTTTGAATACCTTCTCCCTCTATTATGCGAATCAGTTCGACAACTGTGGATGTGTTCTTTCCACTCTGATAATCACTAACTTTTAGCAAGCGATACACAACCCCATCAATCTGGATTAAGTTTCTAAAATCAAGGCTGTTGATGTCTGATGGTCTCAGCATTACTGAGCAAGTGACTTGCTTTCCAAATCTTGATATCAATTCCTTGATGAACTTCTCATGATATAGATATAAGTTGTTGGTTGGATAGCTTGATGTGGACCAGAATACATAATCAGGGACTCCGAAATTAAAGTCAAATGTTGGTGAGTCCAAGCTGTTGAGATGTCCAACATAAGGATAGTCAGTCTCAGCATGATCAGTTCCATTCTCATCTCTATGAGTCCATGCTCCAGTTCTTAATCCACCAAGTTGGACAATGAATGGCTTACCTTTTTTCTTTTCAATCAAGCTGGTGCCATCCTCATTGAACTTAACCTGGAATGATCTCGGCACAATCAAGTCAGTGAATGATGATGGTGAATCCTCTGGAATCCTTACCAATAGCTTTTGGCTGAATGGCAACTTGAACTCAGTGTCACTGGTTGCAAATTGACTTTGACTCTGAATCAGGAATGATCCATATTGCTCCTGAACATCATCCAGATATCTTGTGTTCCAATAGTCATCATCTTGCTCAAAATTAAACTTGTAATTCTTTGAACTGAAATTAATGGTTGGCTCAATCTTAATTTCTGAGCTCCGATCCAGTTTATAAGTCCAATCAATTGCATCACCGCTGGCATTGTAAAAATCAGACAATGGCTCAATCTCAAGAATGCTTGCATCAGCAGTTGATGGCTTGACATACAAGTTGAATGCTGTAATCATCCCTTTGAGGAATTGGTCACAAGTCATGTCAGGAAGGAATGAATCCAGATAGACTGTGCCTCCAGCTGATAATGTTTGGGCTTGCTTTAAAATGTCAAGAGTTGCTGTGTTGCTTTGTATCTGATATGTTGTTGTTGCACTCGTTAAATTCGTTCTTTGAATGGTTGTATTATTTATGAACAATCCAATCTTGATAGTGACCTCATCATTGATTAATAGATTCAACTGCCTCTGATAATCAAATGAGAATGTCAGTGATGTGGTTGCTGATGTGATAGCTCCTGAATAAATAATATCAGTTGCCATTGGAATATTATTCTTGTAAAGAAATATTCTAACTGAATAAGAGCCATTAATTGTATATGCTCCAGATCCATCACCAACAATTGTGATATCAACATCATGATCACCAGCATAATTCAAGTTAAACAATCCCTCACTTGCGGCCACAAATTTCAATGGATCAGTTGTCTGAGCTTGACTCAAATTATCTTGAGTAACTGTGCAATCATAATTATCAGCAAATTGCTTGTCAAATGTATTTATAAATCCAGTTGGTCCATTCGTGTCAATGTAACTGAGGAATGATCCATTAAAGATATAGCCTCCAGTGTTATTATCTTCAGTTGTGAATAGTGAATCATTATCAGCTTGAGCTTGTGTGATGGTTGGTAAATCTCCTCCAGGATAGGCCATTAAAAGCTTTTTGAATAATTGGCTCTCAAGGAAAGTACTATCCCAAGTTATGCCGGCATAGTTAAAAGCTTTCTCCAATACCTCATAGCAAAACACTTGAGGAGGAATATGCTCAACTCCAAAGGTGGAAGCTGATGGACGTGTGAACCCGTAATCAATCAAGCCGTAGTAATAACCTCTGCCAGTCCACCCTTGTGAGTCTTGGTTGCTGGATGGTGATCCATTCAATTGGATAGTTCCATTCCATGTATCTTGTTGGTTGTCATATGTCAGAGCATGGTTATATTCTGACCAACCTAATTCATTCACCTTAATCTTAGCAAGCCTTGAGATATAGTCAATGGTATCACTCACTAAGGTGATGTCAAATGACCAGACTCCATTCATGAGCTTGCAACTCATCAACTGAGCTACACCATTAAACTCAAGCAAGCCATTCTGATAGTATTGACATTCAGCTTTTATGCTTGGATCAAAGTCAACAAAGTCAGAATCAGTACCCGAGATATTCTCGGTAGCTGATAAAGTGAACACACTCAACATGAGATCTGTGTTGTTCTTTGTTCCTGGCAAGGTGATAGTCTTGGACTTGTTGCCCTTCCTCGCATTCAAATCCTTGATATCACTGATATTGAATGTCAATGGGAATGGTGCATCTTGGTTGATGTCAACAAGCCTCCCATTAATGAATAATTCTCCAGCCATTAGTTAAGTTGTGATCTATATGTGTATGTTCTTTCAATTGTAATCTGCTCCTGGATTAATCCATCTCTCCTCCTGTTCTTTAGCTGATAGCTTGAATTGGTCACTTTCACTGGCTCAAATTCAGTTGAATTGTTTTGCTCAAGATAAACCAAAGGAGAATCAAACAATGAATCAACAAGCCAATTCTGAACTGCCTCTGATATCCAGTCTGAATTCAAAATCAATTGTTTGCTCTTTGTCTTAGCATAGTGAATCTTTTGACCAGAATACAGTGGATATGTGTAGCTTGTACCATCCCAGACTCCAGGATCTCTTTGATAGTCAAATGTTTGAACATTTGCTGATTCTGTTGATACCAATGCAAAGGTAAATGAATCCCATGATCCAAGCTTATTCAACCAATGCAATCTATATGTCTCATATCTCTTGCAATCAGTATCCATGTAAATAAAGTATGTCTCTGAGCTACTTGATCCACCAACATCAACGTAAACGAAATATTTAAAGCAATCATCAAAATCATTTTGAGTAATGGTTGAATTTGCAATGATTGCCTGTGGACCAACATTCAAAATATTGAATTCTGAGGATGTTAATGATATACTAAAATCTGCTGCAATCACATTGCCTTGAATATCATATAACTCGCAAGCCAATGCAACACCAGCTCCACCTGTTGGCTCCAAATATCCAAGATAAACATTCTCATTCATTCCACATAGTTGCCTTGATGATCTTGGAAAGTAAGTCAAAAACAAACTGCCTTGAGTTACATTAGGATTGTAATCAGCATCATCCCATACTCTCCACTCAGGATATTCAAGAGCTGCATTGAATGCTTTCAATGTTGTGCTTGTATCACTGGCTTGAATTGTCGGAGTTGATCCATACTTTTCATAGACAATGATAGCATAAGTGACCATTGAATTGGTGGCATCAAACTCAAGATCAGTTGTGATCTCTGGATTTCTTATCACACTTTGAACAGCTTCAGATACATCAATTCTTCCAAGAGTATTAAATTGCCTGAACACCTCTTGAGTCAATCTCAATGTGCTATCAATATAAACCTCAACAATAAAACTGAAATTCGGTTGTGCAGTCTGATTGCTGCTGAATGTGAACACCAATGGATTCCCAGCTGGTGCAATGAGTTGTGGCTCATCATATATTGTTACTGCCATTCTTTGTAAAATTTATTTCAAACATTAAACCAGTGAGCTCTGCCAAATCATTTCCAATCCTCTCAAGGACTTGATCAGTGATGACATTCTCAGTGATCCTCTTTGGTTGCAATCCTCTTTGCTTGATGTTGGATGCCACAGCATAAGCATGCGACATGTCAAGTCCTTTCCACTGGCTGATGGCTGTTGCCATGTTGTGAGATACTCCAGGATAGTTGAATGAGAATTGGCTGCCATAGTTGTTGGTGCCAACAGCATTGACTCCCTCATCAACAAATGGAAAGTAATCCTCTGCCTCTAATCTGAATGACAGCTGTCCAGTTGGTACCGGAATGATTGAGGCTGCCAATGCTCCAGTATTCTGAGCAACTCTCTTTGTGTAATCCCTAAACTCCTCAGCAAGTTGATTTGAAAGGCCAATGATAAACCTATCATAAGCATTCTGTGGCTGCTCAGCATCCTGAGTAGTTATTCCAAAGTCCTCAAGAAAATCAAACTCAGCCATTTCTTAATATGCGTTTTTGTTCGTTCTCATCAACTATCCTAAAATAGTTCATCCAGAATAGTGTTGTCACATAAGGCTGTTGTGTAACCTTTGCCACACTGACTCCCATTTCTTTGGATAGTCTATGAATGATAGTGGTCCAACTGAACCACTCTGAATCTTTAAGTCCTGCTCCATCATCATCATTTCCATCCTCTGCCTCGCCATCTGTATCCCTAATATAGCGAGCCTCCGCTTGTCCGATAAGTCCAAAAAAAAACTGAAAAAATTTAAGAACTCATCACCTGGAAAGTTTTCCTTGAATTCCTTGTATCTTGTTTCATTAGGATTAAGCACTCTGCCTCTATCATCCTCCTGGCAATACTCCATGCCTTTCTCAACATACATGATTGCCAATGCTTGACATGGATCCTGGCTGATATCCTCAATCAGTTTCAAGTCAATGATTTGACCAGTTGATACATGACCAAAGTTTTTCTCAAAGCAATACACCTTGCCATTAACCTCAATCTCTGACTTTGGCTCCTGGTATTTATAAGTAACCAACAATTGCAGCAAATGATTGGCAGCAACTTGAATGGATTCAATATCAGCTCTCTTGATCTTGTTGATTGACTCTCCACTGAATAGGCTAAGCAACTGACATTGGAAGATTAGCAATTGAGTGATATCATCCTTTTGCTCCTTCATTGCCTCAGCCATCATCAGCCACCTGGTCATCTGTTCAGGGGTGCATGCTGATAGTGTGGTTGGTAGTTTTATATCAAGTTGTTTCATACTCTCAAAGCCATATATCTACCTCGGTTTGTGAATTCCTTTCTGCTGTGCCAAGCCAATGCAGTTGACATCACTCCATCATCATGCAATCCAGCTGGTGCAGAATAACTCACATTCCTGGTGTTTGGATTGTAAATATAGGAAAAATTATCAAGCTCATCTATCAACCATTGCTCATTGATAATTGAGATAGCTTGTTGCTCAAATGCCACAGCCAAGTCCTCAATGATGATTGGCTTTGTTTTGGAGCTTGTCACAAATGGATGTATCAGATTCTTGCACCTTGCCTGGAGCATCTCAAAGAACACATCTCCTTGATTGTTGACCTCAACCAATGTCACAGCATTGTATTGCTTAATCAACTCAGCAACCTTGTCAATGATCCTGGTCCATTCATCATGTCTCCATCTGTGAGCTGTCACCATCTGACCATCTTGATTGATGATGGATAGAACAGTGTAGTCATCAGCTCGGCCAATGTCAAGACCAGCGAACATCTTTGGAGTCTTGGCTCCTGTGCCAATGCACTCATGAACATTCTTGAATATACCAGATGCATTGTCAATGAACTCAGCTAAGTACTCCTGTCTGAACACATAGTCAGGCAGTGACCTCTTTCTCTCATCCAACTCCCTTGGATCAATCATTGGATTGTCATAAGAGGAATAATGAAAGTAAGCATAGCGATCATCATAGTTTGGTTGCATGCACAATCTATGAAAGTGATTCTTTCCTTTTGGTGTTGATATGAAGATAATCTTCTTTCCTTTGACCAAGACAGTTGCACTCAAGACCTCATCCCAAAGCTCTGGTCTTGTGAAGGCCATCTCATCCACAACCATATAGTCGAAGGTGTTACCTCGGATGTTATCTGGTCTCTCACCTGAAAAGAATTCAATTGTGGAGCCAAAGCCATTCACCATCAGATCTGATCTGTTGAAATTAAACAAGCCACTCTTTGCAACTGCTCTCTCAAGATCAGCAAAGACTTTCTTGCCTTGCTTATAAACTGGAGTGACCCAAGCTATGCGACAGCCTTTATCATTGATGGCCCAATAAAGTAGTTGATTGATTCCAAGCAAGGTCTTGCCAAACTGCCTCCCAATGTTGAGAGCATAATACTTCTCATGGCCATGGTTGATGGCATCATGAATCTCTCTCTGTTTGTCATGTGGTTTATAACCTTTGACTGTACTCATTCAAAGTCAAACTTCTCTACATTCTTAGTCTCAAGCTGTTGCCTGTCA